GATTTAGGTTCAAGCTAACACAGCTAAAGGCTTTGATCATCAAGACAAAGCAAGTTAATATAATTGTTTGTCCTGAATGCTGGGAACCGGATCAGCCTCAGTTACAACTGGGGATGTATCCAATTGACGATCCGCAGGCTGTAAGGAATCCTAGAAAGGATTTAAGCTATTTGCAGTCTGGTAATAGCGGGTTACAATTGGTTAATGGGTCAGGAACGTCTGTTGATGAAAACGGCTATCCTGAAGGCGGAAGTAGAATTATCCAGTGGGGCTATGCTCCTGTTGGAGGTTCTAGAGCAAGCGATGTGGGGCTAACACCAAATTACCTAGCTTTATCATTCCAGCTAGGAACAGTAACAGTAGTCACAACTTAGGAGTTAATATGAAGATTATAATCGCAGCCGGTAAGCCTTCGGCAGGAAACTCAGTTAAGAAATTTAGCAAAGGCGGAAAGACCAACCTGCAAATGAAAGAGTTGGGTCGTGGATTGGCTAAGGTTGCTAATCAAAAGGTCTCTTCGTTCAAGTACAAGAACTCTGGGAGCAAATAATGGCTATTCCAGAAAAAGCATCTAGCGTTAACCCTAGTCAGCCAAAGCCTATTACTGGGCTGTCAAAAGAGGATCTGGGTAATAATGGATATCCAAACAATATCCCTAACACACAGACCATGAAGACCCGTGGTACTGGAGCCGCTACTAAAGGCACTGGTCACTCGAAGAAGATGGGCTAATGGATTACACGGCGCTATCGCAGACGATTAAGGCATATTGTGAGAATGAGTTCCCACAAACAGTCAGTAGCTTTACGTCTGCCCAACAGATCAATACGTTTATTGATCAGGCGGAGCAGCGGATATATAACAGTGTTCAGTTCCCTTCCATACGGAAGAACGTCACTGGGATATTAACCGCTAATAATCAATATCTGTCAGCGCCCGGAGATTTTCTGGCAGTTTACTCAATGGCTGTTATAGACACAGTCACTGATGCGTATGATTTCTTGCTTAACAAGGATGTTAACTTCATACGGGCTGCCTACCCTATCAAGACAGATACGGGAAAGCCGCAATACTATGCCCTGTTTGGACCAACAACCACTAACGATGCATCGCCTATCATAACGAATGAACTGTCATTCATTCTTGGACCAACCCCTGATTTGGCATATGACGTAGAGCTTCATTACTATTACTACCCTGAGTCAATCGTTACAGCAGGTACAACATGGCTTGGGGATAACTTTTACAGTGTCTTGCTTTATGGCGCGATGCTAGAAGCAGCAGCGTTCATGAAGTCAGACAAAGACGTTATGGAAAATTACGTTTCTCGATATAATGAAGCATTGGCACTAGCTAAACGTCTGGGTGATGGAATGGAAAGACAGGATGCTTACAGGTCTGGGCAAGTACGGATACCGGTTAAATAATGCCATTTACTGGAAACTTTACATGTGACGTATTCAAAGTAGGGGTTCTCGATGGGAACTTTGACTTTGGTGTTGGCACAACAAACGTATTCAAGATAGCGCTGTATACCAATGCATCAACTCTTGATCAGGATACCGCTGCCTATACAACCGTTGGTGAGGTTGTGGCAACTGGGTACACTGCCGGTGGCAATGTTCTGTCTCCAACCTTGGGCATACTGGACGGGACCGCATTTATCACCTTTACTAATACCTCGTGGACAAGTGCATTGACCGCTCGTGGAGCGCTTATTTATAAGGTTGGTGGTGCAGCGGTTTGTGTTTTAGACTTTGGTTCGGACAAGATCTCAACTACAGTATTCCAAGTAGAGTTTCCAGCCGCTTCCAATACTTCAGCAATTATTAGACTTTCTTAAAGGAGTTTTAAATGATCTCAAATAAAGCAGTTTCTGTAGATAAAGTAGGCGCAAGCGTTCTACTAAGCGGAGCATCAGTTTCTTCCGTTGGTGGTGCTGGCGTATTCACGATCCAATGTATCGACAAGGATGGCAAACTGAAATGGGAAGAAAAGAACCCAAATCTAGTTGTTAACGAAGGTCTTCAGTACATGAATGACACGTTCTTCTCTGGCGTAACATACAGCGCAGCTTGGTATCTAGGTCTGATTACCGGTCCCGGTTCAGGCACAACGATTGCTGCTGGCGATACCTTGGCTTCGCATGCGGGCTGGACTGAGTACACAGACTACACGGGTAACCGTAAAGCCGTGACTTTTGGTGCCGCAACTCTTGCTGATCCTTCAGTTATTGATAACTCAGCCGCACCAAATGCGTTTGTTATTACAGCTCCCGGCGGCACTGTTGCTGGCGCATTTCTTACCGATGCGGCTACTGGCACAGGAGGTATTCTGTTCTCAGCTTCTGACTTCCAGTCCCCCGGTGATCGCGCTGTTGTTGCTGGTGATACACTGAATGTTACTTACACATTCAGCCTTGACGCTGCATAAGGAGATATAAAAATGGCAACGAAATTTACCAAAGGTCAGAACGTAAAAGTTCAAGCAACCGTCCCTCAAGGTCCAGTACAGGCGCTTCGCATGACAGAAGATGGCGACTTCTTCTACCATGTAGAGTGGACTGATGCTGATGGCGTTTCACAAAACCGTTGGTTTCCAGAAGCTGTTTTGACCGAAGCGTAATGTGTTTGGAATCTCACCATTCGCGGCTGCACCATTTGCGTCACTAGCAGGGGCTTTTCTCAACGCTGAAGTTAGCGAGTCAGCTTCTGCTTCTGATGAAGTATCAAATACCGCTACTGCGAATCGTGAGATTCAAGAAATAACGACCTGTGCTGATGCTGTATCCGCATATGTCACCTTAATATCTTCTGCACAAGAATCCGCTACCGCTGAAGATTTAATCTTTGGCAGCACAGACATAAGTCGCTCTGTTGAAGAATCTGCTACTGCATCAGATTCCATTGCATCGGCATCATCCGGCATTTCTGTATCAATAAGTGAGTCAGCTACCGCAGCAGATGCAGTAACAGCGTCCACTGCCCTCAGTTCTTTGATATATGAGGCTGCTACAGCTTCGGATCAAGCATCTTCTCTCCGCGCTCTTCCCGGATCAATACAGGAATCTACCGCTGCATCTGACCAAGTATCAGTTCTTGCTGGATTTGCTTCAGACATTGCGGAGTCAACAACGGCTGCCGACCAAGTCTCTTCTATTGCCGTATTCTTAAATAATATAAATGAGGCAGTTACTGCGACCGATACAGTCGAGGCTCTTGCTGTATTTGAGACTGCAGTCGATGAGAGCGTTACGGCAGCAGATCAAGTAAGTTCAAGTGAAGACTTTGCCTCAACCATTACAGAGAGCGCCACAGGCGCGGATCAAGTAGACGCAACTCGCAGCCTACCCGGAAGTATTGCAGAGTCCACAACGGCAAGCGACCAAGTCTCTGCCCTTGCTGTGTTCCAAAATAACATTAATGAGGCAGTTACTGCGGCTGATACAGTTGAAGCCCTTGCCGTATTTGAGACGACAGTTGATGAGAGCGGGGCGGTAGCGGACCAAGTATCAGCCAGCGAAGACTTTGCCTCAACAATACAGGAAGCTGCAACCGCATCAGAACAAGTATTCTCTACGTTGGACTTTGCTTCTGCTATTGATGAAGCCGCTACAGGATCAGATACGGCTTCTACTAGCGCAGATTTGTTTGCTTCAATTGAGGAGGCAGTTACTGCGGCTGACCAAGTATCCGCCCAAGCTGTATTTGAAAACAACATAGCAGAACAAGCATTGGCATCTGATGCGGTCTCCAGCACAGCAGACTTTGCCGTAACTATTGAAGAAGCAGCCACAGCATCCGACCAAGTAGCGGCTAGTGAAGACTTTGCCTCAGCCATTGCAGAGAGTGTTGCCGCAGAAGATCAAACCTTCTCATCGGTAAGTTTAAACGGGGCAATAACTGAGTCAGCAACTTCATTAGACGAAGTCTTTGCAATGGCTGAGATGAACTCTGATATTACTGAGTCTGCTGCAGCCTCTGATCAGGTAGTAGCATTGATAGACTTCCAAGTAGCTGTAGATGAGTCAGCTTCTGTTTTAGAGTCTGTAGCAGCAGCTTTGGACTTTGCGGTAGCTACAGATGAGTCAGCAACGGCTGCAGATCAGGTTAGTGCGGATGAGATATTTGCTTGCGATATAGCGGAAAGTGCCGATGCGGAAGATCAGGTTTTCTCATTAGTAGAGTTAAATGGCGACATTCAAGAGTCGGCAACAGGAACGGATACAATAGCAGCACAAGCTGCGATGAACTCGGCTGTTATAGAGGCAGCCACCGCTTCTGACGCTGCGATAGCCGTAGCCACATTTGAAACGGATATAACGGAGCAGGTAGAGGTATTTGAGCAAGTAGTTGCTGGAGCAGATTTTAGTTCAGAAATTCAGGAAAACTCCACGGCAGAAGATCAGGTTGTATCAATAATTGAGATCAATAGTGCCATAGATGAGCAGGCAATCGCCATAGACGCGGTGTCTGCACTGGGAGATGTTGGTGCTTATATAGCAGAGAGTGCTACAGCAACAGATCAAGCCTCTGCGCTAATAGATTTCCAAGTAGCCGTTACTGAAGATGTTACTGGATCTGAGGTCGTTAATGCAGCCGTAGACTTTGCCGCAGCCATAGAAGAAGCTGTTACGGGGGCAGACCAAGTCTCCTCAATAGAGGAGTTCTCAACCAATATACAAGAAAGCATCACAGCAGAAGATCAGGCAGCCTCTATTTACAGTATTGGTAGTTCTATACAAGAATCAGCCGCTGGGTTGGAGGTTGTACAGGCATTAGCCTACTTGAATGGATTCGTTAATGAGGGAGCCTCTGCTTCAGATTCTATTGAAAGCATGGCAGAGTTCCATTCAAGCATACAGGAGCTAATTAGCGCTGCTTCAACTACATCTGCTGCGGCTAATTTTATAGCCTTAATTAATGAATTTGCTCAAGCCTCAGATTCTCTTACGAGAAGACTGCTCTGGGAGATAATTAATGACTTTGAGGTTACTGACTGGAATACAATAAATACCGCAGATTCATCTCAGTGGGCTAATTTAAACACTGCCGCGACAACGACTTGGAGTACAGTAAATACTGCAGAAAGCACAACTTGGGGTACAATAAATACTTCGGACGCAGGTGGTTGGCAAGTGATAAAAACTCAACCATAATAGGGACATATGGCACTCATCTTAGCTGACAGAGTAAAAGAGACATCCACTACCGCAGGTAATGGCACATTCACGCTTGCCGGAGCCGCTTCTGGCTTTCAATCCTTTGCTGTAGTTGGCGATGGAAATACCACCTACTACTGTATCGCAGGACAAGGGACTAATGAGTGGGAAGTAGGCATTGGAACCTATACGTCTGCTGGTACTACATTAACCCGTACCACAGTTCTATCTAACAGTTCAGCAACAGAGCCAACAGCTCTGGTATTTGCCGCTGGGACCAAGGATGTATTTGTTACCTACCCTTCAGAGAAGTCAGTCAATCTGGACGCTTCAGGTAATGCAACTGCATTAGGTACTCCAGTAGCCTTTACAGGTACAAACATAACTGGCACTGCAGCAGGTCTTACAGCAGGAGCCGCAACGGTATTAGCTACAGCAAGGAACATAGCAGGTGTGTCTTTTGATGGCTCTGCTGCTATAGCTATTCCATTAGAGAATCTATCTGATGTATCAATTGACACTCCGCTGGTTAATGAGTTGCTTGGATATAACGGCACAGCTTGGGTTAATGTTGCGCCAAACTCGGCGTCAGCGGGAACAGGGGTTGTGTTTTATAACGCCACTCCAGTCATAACTGCGGCAGGAGCTAACAACGATGTGGCTATTCTTACCTTTGCATCCATCCCAGTAACAACAGCAGAGCAGGTCATTACCGGAACAGCAGTTAGCAATACTGTGCTTTTCTCTGCTTTTATCACTGTTGCGCTGAATAGACTTCTATTTGATGCTGGGGTATATGATTTCACAATATGGGCGGGTGTAGATAGCATTGCTGGTGGCTCTGTTACAACCATTACTAGACAGATATATACAGCTACTCCGTTTGTTGTTGGCACTGTAACTACTACAGGCACAGGATCAAGCCGCACAGCTACAGCATCATCAGGAACGCCCTTTGCTACTTCGGTGATAGATGCTTCTGCTACAAATACAACTGCATCATACTTACAGACCCCCCAAGGTCTGTATCAGATAACCGCTAGAACCTCTGATACGGTAGTAACTATTACCACACCTAGTGGGTACACCAATGAGTCAGCAGTAGCTGGCACTGTATGGAAGAAACTGTTTGGAATTACTACTCCAACAATAACATCTATATCCC